CGCCATTGCGATCCGTACCGCGACTCCCATTCTTTCCATCCAATCTTGTGCAACTCGTCGTGTTCGATTCGAGTCAGCGGGATCGTGTAAAGGTCGCTGGACTTGGTGCCCATGCCGCCCTGTCCGTGCCCAATCAAGTGATGCGGATCGTCTGCAGGCTGACCGCTGATCACTGACGGTTGCGACTTGACCCAAGCGGTGTAGCGACTGTTTCGGTATGGCTTCATGCCGCCCCCCGCAACTGTTCAACGTCTTCCGGGTCGCTCCACACAACCGACTTGTCAGCGCCGAATGCGTAGATCAGTTCGATCAGCTCCACAAACTGCTTTTTGCGCATCCGACTTGTGCGACGGCCAAGCATCACGAATCCGCCATTGATGCCCGGCGCGATGTTCGTTTCCTGCACAAGCGCAGCGGTGAAGATGTCCTTCCACTGTTCCGGCGTGAGCTTCTGTTCCTTGCCGTTCAGCACCCACGGAACTTGGCGGGATACGTCGGTCAGCATCGCCCACATCTTGTCGTTCTGTTCGTTCGTGCGCGTTTCTTCGAACGGCTCGATGGTCATGCGCACACCGCGATCAGGCGTCGCCATGCCTTGACCGATCCGGTAAAGCTGGATGATCTTGTCGCGCAGGGTTTCGATGGATGCGACGAGTTCGGTCATTGCTCGCCGTCCATGACTTCGCGGAACTTGACGTATATCCCTGCGCGTTTTTGTGCTTCTGATGGCTCGCGCTTCGTCAGCGGATACCCGGAAATGCTCCTGCGCTCGTCTTGGTAAACCCAAAACTCCCTCGGTTCACGTTTGATGCGGTATTCGTACCCGATGAAATCGAAATGCTCGGAACACCAGCGGGACCATCCGGCATTGGCGGAATCTCTGACTTTGAACTCAATCGCCTTACCCGCCTTCGCCGCCTGCAAAACCGCAATCTGTTCGTCGATGGTCATGCCCATTCCCTCGATTCGTAGTCGCGAACGATCCGCGCCTCGCGGCCGTTCGCCAGGTCGTAGAAATCCATATGAGCCGAGTCCCAGCCCACTTTGATGACGCCGGTTGCGCCGTGGCGGTTTTTCTCGACGATCAGCTCGGCAACGCCTTTGTCCGGTGACTCAGCGTTGTAGTAGTCGTCGCGGTACAGCATCACGACTTGATCGGCTTCTTTTTCAAGTTCGCCCGAGTCCGCGATGTCGCCCATGCCGGGGCGCTTGTCGGCGCGTTGTTCAACGCTGCGGTTGACCTGCGCCAGTGCAATCACCGGGATGTTGAGGTCGCGGGCAAGCGTTTTCAGTTCGCGCGCCACTTCCGATACCTGCTCGTATCGCGTGCGGCCCTTGCCCTCGATGCGCTGCGCGTAATCGACGTAAAGGCCACGGATGCCGTGCTGTTGCTTCCACTTGCGCGCAACCCGTTTCAGTTCGTCAATGGACGGCGCCGAACGGTCGTAAATCCACAGCGGCATGGATGCGAGGTCAGCGTTGGCCGTCGTCAGCTTCGGCCATTCGTGGTCGTCCAGATGCGCATTGCGGATACGGTGGGCGTCCACTTTGGACCGGGCCGACACGAGACGAAGCGCGATCTGTTCGCCCGGCTGCTCGCCTGAAATCAGGCCGACAGGAAAGCCCTTGCCCGCCGCGTGCGCGACGCAGAACCCGAGCAACGACGTTTTGCCCATGCTCGGCCGTGCAGGAATCAGAATCATGTCGCCGTCCTGAAACCCGCCGAGCTTGTCGTCCAGTTCCGCGATTCCGGACGGAATGCCAGGCAGCGCGCCACCAGACGCGTGCAGCTTCATCATGCGCTCGTTCAACCGGCGCAGGGCTTCGCGGATCGTCATGTCGTGGTCCGTGTGCGCCTTGCCAATCCCCATCAGGGACCGCACGGCCGCGTCCACAACCGTCGCCGGCTCGGCGTCCGGGTGCCATGCCGATTCGCATGCGCTGGTCACAGCATCGATAACCTTCCGAAGCTGCGATTTCTCGCGGACGATCCGGGCATAGCTCGCAATGTTCGCCGCGCTCGGCGTCGTGTTCGCGAGCTGGATCGTGTACGCCATGCCGCCGACCATTTCGGCGATGCCCTTCGACTCAAACCACTCACCCAAGGTCACGGCATCGGCCGGTTCGCCCTTGCCGACAAGTTCGCCAATCGCCCGGAAGATCAGCGCATGGTCGCGGCGGTAGAAGTCGGCCTCACTCAGCCGATCCGCGATCCGGTCATAGGCCAGCGGGTCCAGCATCAGGCCGCCAAGAACGGATTGTTCGGCTTCGACGGCGCAGGGGGGAACGCGCAGATGGCCGGTCATGCCAAGCGGCCCTCGTTCGCACGGTCCCGCTTGCCGTCAATCGCGCGGATACGGGCCAGCGAGTCACGGTCCAGCGCAAAGCCGGTGCCGACGCTGATCGCCGTAGCTAACCGGATGCTCATGCCCTTGTAGCCGTTGATCACGTTCGACAGCGTCGAATACTTGACGCCCCACGCCTTCGCAGCATTCATGCGATTGCCTGCGTGCATGGCTTCGATGTATCCGATCAATTTCCGCCGGTAATTCATGCCGCGAACAACCCTTGCTGCATCGTGGCCGATCCGAGGTTGCGCACTGCCTGCTCGTAGTAGGACTTTTTCAGTTCCACGCCGACAAACCTGCGCGCCATCTGCAGACTGACGTAACCCTCAGAGCCAATTCCCATGAACGGACTCAGCACCACGTCGCCGGGATTCGTCCAGAGGTCAACGCCGCGACGGATCACTTCAAGCTGCAGCGGGCAGATATGACGTTCGTCATCGTGTTCGCGGGCGCTGCGAAACTGCAGCGTGTCGGACGGGTCGATATCCATCCATACCGGACTCGCAACCTTCTGCCATTTGTCGACCGGGTAGTCTTCGCCGTGCTTCACGCGGTCTTCCACGTCGCCAGGCGCACGCATCGTCACAAGGTAATCCGGAATGCCCTGACGGCTCATGCTGGCGTTGTTGCGAACGGTCTTGTGCAACAGACCAAGCGCCTTGGTTCGCTGCATCGCCGTAACCGGGTCTTTCCAGATGCAGACTTCGGATGCGTAGATGAAGCCTTCCGCCTGAAACGCTCGGATCAGGTCGCCGCGGAAATCCTTCAAACCAATGTATCCGTCACGCTCCTTGCTAGTCGGGAGCAACATGCAGTGGAACGACACGTTTCGCCCCGGCTTCATCACTCGACGAAGCTGACGGATCAGGTGAGCGAAATGGGAGAAGAATTCCGCGTCATCGCGGCAGTTCCCCATATCGCGCGGACTGTTGCTGTACGTGTATAGCGATGCGAACGGCGGGGAAAAGATCGAGTAGTCGATACTCCGCTCCGGGATGCCTTCCAGAACCTCGACGCAATCGCCGTTGAACGCCGTCCAGCCATCGCCAGACGTCTGATTGATGCACTTCATGCTGCCTCCGTTTGCAGCCACGCCGGAACCTTGACCGCCTGCGCGGGGCTGTATGGATTGGACTTGCGGGATACGCCGCGAACTTCCTGAATCACGGCGTCATGGGTTTCGGCGGATAGCGCATCGGCCATCGCCTTCGCGTCGCGTTCCTTGCGCGCGAGATTCGAAACAACGGCGCCCTCAAGGTCGGACGCGAAAATGTGCACGTTCACCGGCCGCGATTGACCGAACCGCCAGCAACGTCGAATAGCCTGGTAGTACGCTTCCCAAGAATCCGTGACGCCAACGAAGGCCATTCGTGCGCAGTGCTGCCAGTTCAATCCAAACCCTGCGATAGACGGCTTCGTAACCAGAACGCGGATTCGACCAGCGGCGAAATCGACGAGCTTCCGCTCCTTTTGCTCGGGATCATCGGACCCTCGGATTTCCACTGCATCCGGAATCGCCTTGCACAGCGCGTCGCCTTCGGCATTCAAGTCGCACCAGACAACCCACGGCTGTCGGTCGGAATTGACCATCGCGGCGCACTCTGAAACCCGACCCTCAATGCTCGAACGTCGCGCGTCTCGGCGTTCGCTCAGCGTGTTCGCTTCAAGCGCAAACAGCATTCCGGTTGCCCCTTGGTCGTGGCCGGATGATTTGATCGTGTGCTGATCTACCGTCAGCGGCGGCAGCTCGTATCGAGAATCATCGAATCCAAGATCGGACGGCTTGCGGACCAGCGCAGCCCATGACGCAATCCATTTCCAGAACTCGGCGCGTGCATGGCCCTTGAGTCGCCATGTCTGCGTCTCGCCGCCATCGTGAACGAAATACTCGGAGAGCATTTCCGTTTGCGTGCACAGCCCGAGAAACTCGGCATGCGTGCCAAGTTCAACCCAATCATTCGGCGCAGGCGTAGCGGTAGCGCAGAGCTTGAACGGCGTCTGCGCGAATGCTTCCAGCAGCATCGCCAGAGTCTTCGACGTGTGATGCTTGATCACGCTCGATTCATCCAGGACCACGCCGCCAAACCGCGACACGTCGAACTTGTGCAGTCGGTCATAGTTCGTGATGTTGATTCCCGCACGAACGTCTCCGGGCTCGCGGCATAGCGTGACGTTGACGCCAATATCAGCGCCCTCTGCCACCGTTTGCGCGGCGACGGCTAGCGGCGCCAGGATCAGGACATCGTGACCGGCGTGGCGGTTAACGGCATCAGCCCACGCGATTTGCATGCGAGACTTGCCAAGCCCGGTGTCCGCGAAGATCGCAGCGCGACCGCGCTTGACCGCCCACTCTGTCAGCACGCGCTGATGGTCAAACAGGCCATCGACCAGTGCGAATGACTGCAAGCCAGTCGGCGGCACTTTGGTTAACTTGCGGGCGATGAAATCAGAGTAATTCACAGCATCCTCCCTGCGGCACGGGAGCCGCCGTGTTGTTGTGGCATGGCTCCGCGCTGGGGCTGGCGAAGTTTCGCCCAGTCTTCGCGGATGGCCTCCATGAACGCCGCATCCCAGTCGGCGTAGAGGTAGCCCTTGGCTGCAACCTTGCGCTTGAACGAATCCAGGTGGTCAGCAAGGCGGTCGTAACCCTTGCTCTGCGCCCATTGCGCGACACGCTGGGAGATGGCGAAGTCTTCCGGGATCGAGGTTGACTGAGGTTTCGCCTTTCGCGCGGACTTGGGTTTCTTCTCGCGCTCTTCTTCCCTATCAGTAACAGTAACAGTAGATGTAACAGTAAGGTTTCCTAACGGTTCGGAAACCGTTCCATGAATACCCTTGATCTCCGATGCAAAGGAAACCGAATCAGGGATCAGGTCAACGAGCTTGCGAACAGCCTTCCACTGATTCGGGTTGTCAGGCTTGTTCCAGTCCAGATGCTTGCGGACCCACGTCCAGCCGGCACGTTCGCAACGCGAAATGAATCCACTCTCAGAAAGGGTTTTGAAACCGTTCGACAACCGTTCCGAAACCCATCCGGTGTCTTCCGCTGCGTAGGCAAGCGGAAGCCTGAAAACTCCCGCCATGTTTCCATGCGGGCAGGTCAGCAGGTATAGCGCCAGCAAGCGCGCATCGTCGGAAACGTCACGCATGGTGTCGCTTGACCAGAACTGACAGTGGACGCGGCCGTAATCCCTCATGGCAATAAACTCCCCTGTCGCGGCTTCCGGATCACGGCCAGCAATTCGGCCTCGCGCTCGGGCGGGCAGTCCATGAACTCGATAACGGCGCGGGCCTTGGCGGCGTTGACCGCATCGGCGTCGATGATCGGCGCGAGCCAGGCTGCGAACGGGTCATTCATGCGTGCGGCTCGTCTCGTTGCGCGAAACGGAAATAGCGTCTAGCGCGATGCGGACCCGATCCAGCTCCTCGAATCGGACAGGGACGGACCCTTTAGAGAGTCGCCAAATGCGCGTCTTTTCGATCCCTAGCACCTTGGCTGCTTTGCTCACAGAGCCAACAGCAGCAACGAATTCCGCGAACTGGTTTGGTGTTTTCATGCCGACATCGTTGCACGTCGCGCAATGCGTCGCAACCCGTGAGACTTTGCAATGTTGCAATCCGGGTTTGCAAAGATGCAATGCCTGATGCGTTGCATCTGGCGAAACGATGGCGCAAGATTCGGCCATCAACACGGCCCGGAGGGAACATGACCCACATCGAATTCAACCTGCACTGCGCCCGCGTGGCGTGTGCGAACTACGTCGGCTACATCGATCACATCGAAACCGCGCTGGTCGCGTTGAGCCTGGTCGGCATCACCGGACCGCGTGCGCTGTCTCTCGCAGTCCGCGGATTGCTTCCGCGCGCAGAGCGCCAGCTTGCGGCATTGCGCGCCAATCTGAACTACGCCGACACCGCGATGCGCCGCGAAATCGAGAACGTCGAACGCCTGGCCAACGTCGTCCGCAATCTCAAGGTGCTCGCCGACGAGCACAACCCGCAGCCCGAACCGACCTTGTGCGAGCTGGCCAGCGAAATCGCTGGCATGCGGAGCGTCGCATGAGTGCCGAGACGAAGGTTGATGTGCTTGGCGCGCTCCGCGAATTCGCGACAAAGCGCGATCCGTTCGGAAGCGCTGACGAAGCGATGCGGAAATACATCGAAGCCCGCGACGCCGTGGCCGAGCTGATCGAGGCGGCCACCAATGCATCCGCAACGCTCTGCCATGCTTATCACACGACTTTGACTGGACAGCTTGCGGACCACGCGCACGAAGGATATCAGCGTCTCGACGCCGCCCTCGCTCGCATCGGCGGTGCAGCATGAGCGCCGACTTCGAGACCTGCCCTGTTGGCACTATGGCGCGGCTGCGTCGGGTTGAGGAAGCGGCAGCAAAGGTCATCAAGCGATGGGATTCGCCGTTGTGGAAAGTGCACACCAGCACTGCCGCCCTGATCCATGAGCTGCGCCTTGCGACCGGCTACGTCGACGACTTCGCTCAGGACGAAGCCGACCGCATGCGCGACGTGATGGAGGACCGCTAATGGCGAACATGAGCTACTGCCGATTTCAGAACACGCTTCAAGACTTGCGCGATTGCCAGGAGGCGATGTGCGAAACGAATGCTGATGAATGGCTTGAGAGCCTGTCATCCGAAGAACGCAAGGCAGCCATTCGGCTGATCAAGTTGTGCAGCGATATTACGTATGACTTTGAGTATCTGACGGAGGACCGCTAATGGCCTTCCTCTCTGACACCGAAGCCGGTCACCTGATTCTGATCGTCGTCGCGTTCTTCATCGCGCTGGCGTGGATTTACAGCGACCGCAGCGGTGACGCCGATGTCTGACACATTGCGCGGCCTGATCGGCCTTGTCGTGATCCTCGCCGGCCTGCACGAGCCTGAAACGGAGTGCCCGCCGCAGATCGATTGTGTTGCGCTAGCTGTCTGGTCCGAAGCGCGCGGAGAACCAATCAATGGACAGATCGCAGTCGCGGAAGTCGTGCTGTCGCGCGGCGAGCCATGCGAAGTGATCCAGGCACCCGGCCAGTTCGAAGGCGTCGAACGCATGCCCTACCCGCGTCAGCCGTGGGCGCGTGATCCGCAGGGTTGGCGCGTTGCCCTTGCAGCCGCATGGATCGCGCAGGAACGGTTGTGGCCGACTGAATGCGCAGGCTCCACCCACTTTTACGCGCACGACAAAGTTTCGCCGGCATGGGCGGGCGAGCCGTGCGTGATCTCACAACACACCTTCACCGTAGCGGAGACCAATAGTGAAAACTGAAACGATGGTTATTACGCCAGAAATGGCGGTTCGATGGTTGACTGGCAATAACCCGCTGAATAGAAACCTGCGCAAGCTCGTTGTCGAAAAATATGCTTCCGACATGCGCAATGGCTTGTGGCGTAAGACTCACCAAGGAATTGCGTTTTATGAAGACGGCACGGTTGCCGATGGTCAGCACCGACTCAACGCAATCGTGTCCGCTGGAATTCCTGTGGAAATGTTGGTGACGACCGGCATGGCAAAAGATGTCGGAGAAGGAATCGACCAACACTCTGTCAGGGCGATTCACGATGCCATGAAGTTCGGCAATTCTGCGAAGTGGATGCACAGCAAAGACACCGTTGCATTGATCCGCTTCATGATGGACGGGATGGGTGTCGGCAAAGTACAGGCATCGCCAGGCATCGTTGCGGAGTACGCCATGCGCCATGAGCCAGCGATAAAGTTCGCAGCAAGCCTTGTCACCACCAAGCGCGCAAATTTGACCACTGCTGGAGTTTTGGCGTGCTATGCGTGCGCGTTTTTGGCTGGAGAGCCTACGGAAAAACTGGCCCGCTTCGCGCATATCATGATCTCCGGCGAGATTTCAGGCCCGACCGAAAACGCAGCAATTCGGCTGCGAGAACACTTGCTCAGTTCCAACAACCCGTGGACTGGTCCAACGCGCGCCGCTAACGCAAAGAAAACACAACGCGCAATCAAAGCTTTTTGCGACGGCCAGCCGCTTGCAAAGCTTATGCAGCCAGAAGTCTTCACATATCCGTGCCCGGCGCTGTAGCCATGAACAACGTCGTCTATCTCCACACCGTACACCGCGAGCGCGCAGAGCGCCGGGCCGCACTTCTGCGAATCGCTCGGCCGTCACTGGCAGAGCGCATCGCCTACTTTTTCAGGAGGGTTTTCAAGTGAGCAACCTTGCAACGATCCCGCAAAACGCATCGCCGACTGAAACGGCGATTCGCTCCGCGCTCAAGAGCAGCCTCTACCCTGGCGCAACCGACGAAAGCGTTGACATGGTGTTGTCGTACTGTCGCGCTGCGGCGCTTGATCCTATGACGAAGCCGGTTCATATCGTGCCGATCTGGATTCCGGAAAAGCGCGACGGCAATCGCGTTGTGTCGCCCGCCGGCATGCGCGACGTGGTGATGCCAGGCATCGAGCTTTACCGCACGAAGGCGCACCGAACCGGCGAATACGCTGGACAGGACGAAGCGCAATTCGGTCCGGATATCGTCGCGAATCTCGGCGGTGTGCAATTGACTTATCCGCAGTGGTGCAAGGTCACTGTCTACCGCACCACGGCCGGCCAGCGTGTGCCGTATTCCGCGAAGGTCTACTGGCTTGAAGCCTACGCCACGGCGAAGCGCGACACCGATGCGCCGAACGCCATGTGGAAAAAGCGACCCTACGGCCAGCTTGAGAAATGCGCCGAAGCATTGGCGTTGCGCAAGGCATTCCCGGAAGCCGTTGGTGCACAGCCGACAGCGGAGGAAATGGAAGGCAAGGCGCACGCCGAATCGGTCGATATTCAGGCGCAACCAGCACCGCGCGTCACGGCCATCGAACACATGCCGTCCTATCCAGAGGCCGACTTCGCCGCGAACTTGCCGAAGTGGCGCGATGCGATTCAGTCCGGAAAGAAGACCGCCGCAGACATCGTGACGATGGTCCAGACCAAGGGCCGGCTAACGCAGTCGCAGATTGATCAGATTCACGGTCGCGCCGCCGATGAACCCGAACCCGTCGAAGCCGAACTCGTTGAAGAAGGAGCCGCACAATGAAGACCGTCGATCTCATTCAAGGATCGCCCGAATGGAGCGCCCACCGCGCGCAGCATTGGAACGCCAGCGATGCGCCGGCCATGCTCGGCGTCAGCCCGTACAAGTCGCGCGCCGAATTGCTGCGCGAACGAGCGACCGGCATCAGCCATGAATTCGACGCGGCCACGCAGCGCCGGTTTGATGACGGGCACCGCTTCGAGGCGCTGGCGCGCTCGCTGGCGGAACGGATCATCGGCGACGAACTGTTCCCGGTGACTGGCGTCGAAGGTCGATATTCAGCGTCGTTCGATGGGCTGACGATGCTCGAAGACACGGCGTTTGAACACAAGTCGCTCAACGATGAATTGCGCGACGCGATCCAGCCGAACAACAGCATCACCGCACTGCCCGAGCACTATCGCGTGCAGATGGAACATCAACTCATGGTCAGCGGCGCAGAGCGCGTGCTTTTCATGGCGTCGAAGTGGGGCAACGACGACGAGCTGATCGAAGAACGCCATTGCTGGTACTGGCCGGATGCAGCGCTCCGCGCCCGCATCATCGCCGGCTGGGAACAGTTCGAGCGCGACCTCGCCAACTACAAGCCGGAAGCGGTCGACACGAAGCCGTCCGGACGATCACCGGAAACCCTGCCCGCCCTGCGCATCGAAGCGAAGGGCATGGTCACGGCATCGAACATGGCCGAATTCCGCGAGCACGCGATGGCGGTACTCGGTCAGATCAATCGCGACTTGCAGACCGACGAAGATTTTGCGAATGCCGAATCTACCGTCAAATGGTGCAGCGGCGTCGAGGATCGGCTGTCGGCAGCCAAGGCGAACGTGCTGGCGCAGATGGCCGATGTCGACGCCGTGTGCCGCACCATCGACGACGTGGCCGCGGAAACGCGCCGCATCCGCCTGGAACTGGACAAGCTGGTCAAGGCCGAGAAGGAAAACCGCAAGGCGCAGATCGTGCAGGCCGGCGTCGAATCGATCCGCGAGCACTATGCGACGATCAATGCGAACCTCGGGCAGTACGCACTTCATCCGCATCCTTCGCTGCAGTCCGAACTTGGCGCGGCAATCAAGGGCTTGAAGACGCTGACCAGCATTCGCGAAAAGGTCGATGCGGCCGTCGCACTGGCGAAGATCAATGCCAGCATCGGCGCCGAACTGACGCGCACCAAGATGGCGATCATTGACGAGCACAAGGAGCATGTGCACCTGTTTCCGGACTTCGTGCGTCTCTGCACCGAAAAATCTCCCGATGACCTGCGCAATCTGATCGCCGCCCGCATCGCCGAACACAAGGCCCGCGAGGAAGCGAAGCTCGAAGCCGAACGCCAGCGCATCCGTGCCGAGGAACAGGCCAAGGCCGAGCGAGCAGCGCGCGAGGAATTGGTGCGACTGGAACAGCAGCGCGCCGCCGAAGACGCCCGCATCGCCGCGGAGGCCAAGGCGCAAGAGAAGCCGCTCCCGCCCGTCACGATGACGGTCGTTCAGCCGCAGGCATTCGCTGCACCGGCACAGCCTGCAGCACAGCCGAGCAGCCGCACGATCAAGCTCGGCGAAATCAATGCCGCGCGCGCCCCGCTGTCGATCACCGCCGAAGGGCTGGCATCGATCGGTTTCCCATCCTGCGGCCAGGATCGGGCGGCGAAGCTGTACCGGGCTGATGACCTGCCGCGAATGCTGATCGTTCTATCTGTCCGTCTGCGCGATCAGATCGATCGGGTGGCGGCATGACCCGCCGCTACATCCACAGCCGCCGCACGCCACGCCCACGCCGCGCGCCATACGCCCGCATCGAATGGTGCCGCCAGCACGCGGCCGACGCCGTGATGCTGACCTACGGCGACTGCCGCACCCCGCGCATCGACGAGCTGATGCACGACTTCGGCATGTCTCGCGCCGCAGCCTACAGGTGGCGTGCGTACTACATGGCGGAAATGACGCGGCGAGCAGCTTCATGAGCCAGGAATCTAAGACGCCGAGGACGGAGCCGGGTCAATGACCACCTACACCTTCAATATCGAATGGCGCGACGGCCAGACGATGACGGGAACGCTCGTAACCGACGACCCGCAGCGATTCATTCGCGCGCTTTCGAAGGACTTGGAAATCGTTATGGCGGATGTGGTGCCGAGGTAACACCTGAGTTAAGCCGCGCCGCGAAGCGGCGTCGGCTTGAATGAATTGTTAGGTCTCTCCTGCGATTACCCGACGAACGGTAGTTGACTTGTGACTAGTCACGGCGTATTCTATACCCACAGTCAAACAACGCCACGGAGAAACGAAATGACCCCGCAGCAGAAGATCAAGGCGACGCTCGAAAAGTCCGGCATCCCCTACAAGAACATTGATTGCTACGGAAGCCAGATCGTGGTCACCAGCTACAGCGTGGAGGCTGCTAACAAGTGGGCGTCACTGCTTGGGACGTTCGCGAAAGTACGGGGCATCACGAAGTCGATGGATGAAGCGGTAGAGAACAAGGGAACCTGCTTGCTCCCCACCATGATTGACGTTCACCGCACGTTCGCAGTCATCATCTGATGAAGGGCGCAGCCGCAGATCGCCAAGCCCGCAGCCGCCAAGCGCGGGCTGAGGCAGGCAGCAAGCAAATCGCCGTGATGCTCACGCCAGCCGCAGCGGCAAAGCTGGCGGCTTGGGTTGCGAAAGGCGAGACGATAGCGGGAGTGATTAACCTGCTGCTCACGAGGTCACGCCCGTGAGACCTAACACCAATTCTCCGACTGCAGAGTCGGACTAAACCGATAGCACGACAGAGGACGTATGACCGACATCATCGAACGACTGCGCGAACTGAGCAAAGCGCGATGGGACAAGGAAGCATGGGAACGCGAGACGACTGTGCGTATTCCAGCTGAACCTGATCGTGACATTGACCTTGTGCTGTCCAATGCTGCGGCAGAAATCGACCGCCTGCGCGCACGCGTGGCCGAGTTCGATGCCCTGCGTCAGAAGGCCGCAGCCATCGACAAGCTGGCGCGCTCGATGACTCGCGACTGGGGCCGACGCGACGAAGCCGGCTACCGATTCCCAGACACCGTGCCGCTGATCATCAGCACGCGCGATGCGTGCGCACCCGATGACCTGGTGCGTCAGATTCTTGGGTGGGCGGATTAGCACGACGGAGACGCGAACATGTGTTACTCAGGCATTTGCGCCGGGTGTAGAGCGGACCAGCGAAGGAAAAAACATGGCGACTATGCCGGCGTGGTGGACATTGC